ATCGACCCCGAGTACGCCTTCAGCTTCGGCGCCGCGACAGTGCCGGCGAGCACCACTTGCACGCCGTGAACCGTCGGGGCGTACGAACGTGACGGCACCTGGGCGCTGTCGGCGAGAACGCCGCCACGCACATGCACCGACACGACCCCCTGCAAGCCGAGCTGGCCGAGAGGCACCGTGTCCCCGCCCGTCGCATACGACGACGAGAACGTCACGTCTGCGGTGACAGACCGAAGCGCGCCAGCAACACCAGGGGTGATGTTGGCGATGGCGACCTGACCCATCGGCCTAGTACCTGTTCAGCAGCACGCCGTGCCGCATACGGTTGCTGACCGTCAGGTTGCCGTACACCAGGATTTGCGCGTAGCGGGCGTCCTGGTTGGGGGCCAGCTTGAAGGGGGTGTTCGAGAACCAGCGGTTCTTGAACCCCTTCAGCTTCAGGTACTTCGAGTTGAGGAAGTACAGGGTGTTGCAGGACTGCGAGCCGACCGTGTAGTCGGCCAGGTTCACGTCGAACATGAGCGGCGTGGTCTTGAACAGCAGGTTCTGGAAGCCCAGGTCGCCGGTCTTCGTGTCGGTGAAGCGGAGCTGCGGCTGGAGCAGCGACTCGTACTTCTCGAAGATACGCTCGCCGCACAGCCCGAAGTCGGCGCTGTCGTTGCCCCGAGACGAGATGTTGTACAGGTGGGTGAGGTCGCCGAGCGACAGTGCGGTCGCCGCCTGCGATGCGGGGGCGTAGCACTGCGGTACCACTTGGTTGACGCCGTTGATCGCCACGGTCTGGTTCTGGCAGACGCCGCCAGTGCCGTAGTCGACGTACGGCTGCCACCACTGGTTCTGGGTGGGCTGGGTGCCCACCAGCGGAACGGAGGTGATGCCGAGGCTGATGTTGCCGACAGGCGACCCGTTCTGCGACACGTCGTAGCCGGCGAGGACGGCCTTCAGGCCCCACCAGTCCTTGCCGCCGTTGCCCGAGCCGTCGGCGAGGAACATCACGTCCATCGCCTCGGAGATCGTCTCCTCGGCCTGGGTGATCTTCGCTTCGAGCAGGTCGATGATCGCCTCCTCGCCGCTGTTCTCGGCCTCCTCCAGACCGTTGATCGCGATGGTCGCAGCGAACTGCTTCCACGCGTACTCGGCCGAGGAGATGCCCGACGATGCGGTGAGGGGCAGGGTGTCGTAGCCCGAGTACGAACCAGCAGCCTGGTTCTGGGCGTACATGAGCGGCTCGACGATCTTCGCGCCGCCGTCGAGGAGCGACATGCGGTTCTTCGACTTCAGCCAGCCCATCAGGGGGCGGGCCGTGAACACGTTGTCCTCAAGGGTGGTGCGGTAGTTCGCGAGGGTGGTGGACAGAATGCTGTCGTAGTTGACGTTACCGAGCGCCATGGCTCAGAAGCTCCTTAGGAGTGGGTTGCCATTGCCATGCGAAGTGCTTCGCGGAACGTCGGCTTCGCTGAACTGCCGGTCGCCGTGGCGCCAGGCTGAGGGTTCGACCCGCCTGTAACCACCTGCGCCTGCCGTTTCGCCGCCGTGGCGGCGTTCAGCTCGGCGATCCGCGCTTCTTCGCGCGTCTGCTGCTGCCAGCGCAGGAAAGCCATCGGCAGGTTCGTGATCTGGTTGTCGACGGCGAACGCCACAAGGGCGTTGTCGTCGAACTCGCCGTTCACCGCTTTGAGGTCGTCGATCGTCTTTCTGATCTCGGCCTCGGTGCGCTGCCGTTCGGCTGCTAGCCGCTGGGCTTCAAGGCCCTTCGACTCCTGCGCCTGGAGCATCTGCTTGACACCCGACAGTTCCCGCTTGATCGCCTCTATCGGGTCGATCTCCCCTTCGTCCCCTTGGACGTTGGGCTGACCGCCACCGAGGTTCACGCCGAGGGCGCCCGCAAGGGCGACCAAGGTTTGCTGCGGGTTCAGTTCGAGCGCTTTCGCAAGCTGCTCCATCTGGGCCAACTGCTGGCGTTGCGCTGACAGTTCCTGCGTTTTGCGGGTGTAGTCAGCCTGCCGCTGGTAGCCCTTCGTCAGCTCCTCAAGGGTGACCTTCTCCTCTTTGCCGCCGACCAGAACGGCGAAAAGGTCAGGTTCCTGGGCGCTGCTTGCAGCAGCAGGTTCGGCAACCCCTTCGGTTGGCGTCCCCTCCGAGATGGTCGTCTCGAAAGGTTCAGCTCCTACAGGCGCTACGTTTTCTGCTGCGATGCTTTCTGTGTCCACGTGTCTCCCGTGCAGAGGTGTGTCGGGAGATACGAAAGAACCGTCCAGTCGCTACCGCTGAACGCGGGTCGCCATGTGATGCACCACCCGCTGCTCGGAGGACAGCCGGCGGTGCGCCTCCACGTCCATCGTCAGCCGAACGTGACCGTGATGTCAGGGGTGCCGGTCGTCACGACCGTCAGCCCGTTGTTGAACACGGCGTCGAAGCAGTAGTTGCCGCCCGCCACAGGCGTGATGACGGCGATCACCGCACCCGACGCTGCCGTGTTGTCGTAGACGGTGATCGTCGCCGACGTGCCAGCGTTGTTGACCACAATGTTGTGCAGCGTCCCGAGACGCTGCGCCAAAGTTGTCGTCGCGTTGGTGTTGATGTGGGCGTACCCGAAGTTCGTCTGCGCCATAGCTACTCGGACCCTTCCGTCGGTTCAGGCCCCTCGTCTGGCTGCATCGCCGCTTGGAGCATCGTGTTGCTTGCCTGGTGGCCCGCCTGCTGGTCGGCCGCCTCCATCCCCTGCTGGTGCTGCTGGGCGGCCATCGCCGCCTGCTGCTGCGCCTGCACCGCAGCCATCTGCTGCTGGTGCTGGCGGTCCTCGTGCTTCAACGACGCCTCGTGGACGTGCTGCGCCTTCTGCTGCTGCGCCTGGGCTTGCTGCTGGCTGGCTGCGGAGACACCCTGCGCCTGCTGGCCGAGCACCGTCGGGGCCATCTTCGCCAGGTGGCCTTCCATCGGCGACGAGCCGCCCAACTGGGACGGCTGGAAGCCGGCCGCCTGCTCCATCTGCCGCTGAATGTCGGGCGGGGCGTCCTTGTAGTTCATCGTTTCGATCACCGACTGGTGCGGGCTCTTGTGCTGCTCGCCCTGCGGGGCGGCGCCCATCAGGAACCTGTCGGGCTGCTTGATCTGGAAGCCGTACGCCAACGTGTAGCGGATCAGTTCGTGCACGTTGACAAGACCCGACGACGCGTACGGGGTGAACGTCTGAAGCAACTGCAACGCCTGCTGGCGGCGGTTCTGCTCGTTGAGAGGCTGGGTGGAGCCCGCCTCGACCTCGAAGTCGAAGTCGCCCTGCACGTCGTCGCGGGTGAACGGCGTCCAGATCGGGAACCCGTTCTTCCCCATGATCCTGACCTCTTGGTCTTGGGTCATGTACTGCTGGGCGAGCTGGATGATCCGATGGGCGATGCTGCCCATCACATGTTCGACGGTGACAAGTTTCTCGGCGACCCGCGAGTTCGTGGCGTCCTGGATCATCGACGCCTCGGTGGCGGTGCGCCTGATCTCGGGGGCCTGCCCCTGCTGGTATTCCGACACGCCCGACACACGGTCGATGTCGCCCTCGATCGACTCCAGATAGTTGTAGAACTCTGGGGCCACGGGCGTCTGCGGGATGGGGTGCATCACCTCAGAGAGAGGTGTCGTCTCGTCGGCGACAGGGACCAGCATGTTGTCCTGGTCGGTGTTCAGCGCGTTGATGCCGGCAGGGTCGAACGCCGACTGGCGGAACAGCCACTTGCGGTCATACCGCTTGCGGTGGTTCATCATCTGCGTGCGGGTCTTGTCCAACTCCAACTGCAACGGTTCGAGCGCCTCGACATCACCCATCGGGTAGAAGTAGTCGGGCACCTCGTAGTTGCGGAGCATCACGAACGGATGCCCGAACTGGTACGGCTGCTTGATCGGGTCGAGCAGCAGTTCGTCGCCAAGGTTCGAGAACACGCACATCGTGCCCTGCTGCATGTCGTAGAACTCCCACAACGTGCAACGCTTCACGTCGTCGGCGTTCGGGTCGTTGTCGTCGAACACGCCCCGCCAGTCGGGGTTCAACTGCGAGTCGGGTTTCAGCGCCCTGCGGCCGGCGGCACGGTACTTCTTGTCGCGCCGCACCTCCTCGATCGGCTTCACGATCTTCTGGGCGATCCACTTCGCCTCGGCGAGCGTCTTCGCCTCGGGGTCCACGAAAATGTCGAGCGGGCTGACCCGCTCCACGAACGGACGGTCCTCCGACACCTCGAACTCGGGTTCGTTGTCGGCCGACTCCGAGTCGGGCTCGTCGGCGGCCTTCTCGTCGACACCCGCGGGGGTGGCGTCGTCGCCGCCCTGCGACATCGGCTGGGCGGCCTTCTGCTCCTCCACGTACCGCCAGCCGACCTTCAGCCAGCCGTGCCCGATCACCAGGAAATCTTTGACCGCCAGCGCCACCTCGGGCTGGTAGCCGTACCGCTTCCACCAGTAGTTGACCGCCGCCTCGACGATCACCGCTTTCGTGGAGTCCTCGTTCTTCTGCGACCACACGACCAGCTTCGGATGGTTCACCGAGATCGACGGGGCGATCACGTTGATCGTCGCGAACACGATGTTCACGGCGATACGGTCGCCGCCCGACATCGCCTCCCAGTTCGAGAAATGCTTTCCCCTGTACAGGTCGACGAGCCGCTTCCAGAGGGAGTCGTACTCCTCTTTGGTGCGCCACTTCTGGGCTTCCTCGACACGGCCCCTGTAACGCTTCAACAGGTCTTGGCGGTTCGAGCCGCTCATGCGGCTACTCGCCATCGGCCGTCTCGTTCACCGTGATCTCAAGGCGAGACTCGATCCACCCCAGAAAATGGGAGGCCATCAGCGCGTAGATCGACAGGAACCCGACCCACGCGACAGACCTCCCCCACACCGTCACCGTCGGGAAGATCAGCGCCGTCCACACGAGCACCATCACGCCGTGGAACCGCTTGATGCGGGCGGGTGTCACCCGCTGTACCGCTCGAACTCCGTGCCAGCGGAGCGCAGTTCGGCGATGTGATCCCTCTCCCGCTGAAGGACGGAAGGCTCCTCACGCCAGGTGCGGCGGTCACCGCCGCTGTACGAGAACGAGAAGACGTTGCAGCCTTCCTCGCGCCACGCCTTCAACTTGGCGGCAAACGCCGCAGGGTCGTGCTCGTCAGCCATCTAAGGCTGCGGGGACACGTCCAATGCTCAGCGGCGCACCGAATGGGCGCCTATCAGCATCCCAGGCTGGCGTGACGGGTCGGGGATCGTCCCCGCCCACCAGTCCAAAGTCCACTCGTCCTCGTAGCCCCTGACGTTGAACTGCGGGGCGTGAGCGAAGTTCATCATCTCCACGGCGATGCCGAGCGAGATCACACGGTCGTCGTGCGGCGAGCCGTGCATCGACTTGCCGTCAGGTTCCCGCACGAACAGACGCAGCTCGGAGATGGTCCGCTCGTCGCGGACCGCCAGCCCGCCGCTCCACTCGGCCTTGCCGTCCTCGCCGATCGTCTTCTCGCCGCGCAGCACACGGGCCAACTGGTCGATCAGATACGGCTTCGTGTTCTGCTGGGTGCGCCACCCGACCTTCTTGGAGCGTTTCTTCGTCTGCTGGTCGATCGACGTGCGGTAGTAGATGCGTGGGTAGCGGAGCCGCTGCAACGCCGTGCAGGTCGTCAACCCGTGGTTGTTCACCTCCACGCCGACAAGGGCGGTCCCGTAGAAGTAGCCGAGACGGGCGAGCACCTCCCCGAACAGGTCGGGGGCCACGTGGCCGTGCCAGTGTGCGACCACGCTCATGCTGCCCACGTCGATCACGTGCGCCGAACTGAAGTCGCCGTGCTCCAACCCTTCGGCCACGTCAGCGCCGATCACATACGAGGTGCCAGGCAGCGGCGCCTCATACATTTTCAGCGACCCGTCCGAATGGTCCCGCCACTCCCCGTAGCGGGACGTGCCGGCTGCCGCCGTCAACTCCCCGACCTGCGGGTTGCCGAGCGGCATGCGGTCCAG